CTTCACAAGCGTGGTACTCCCTCCTTCCTTGAACGTGACGACATGGCGATAGATCTTGTCTATGTGCTTCATCCGAATCACGCCAGCCGTTTCCTCTCCCTTCTTCGGGACGCAGTCATAAACTCGGATTCGAAAATTCGGTCTGATATAGTGGCTGATTCTTCTTAATTCCCCGAATGTAATCGGTCCTTTATCCTCTTTAACCTGTACAACATGATCCCACTGTTTTTTGTCGTACCACATAAATTCTTTGTCTATCACAGCACTTTCTACCATTCCTTCGACTTTTGCCCGGCGCATCCGCTCCCGGATCTGTTCGGGGCTGAATCCCGTCATTTCAACAAGTTCTGGGGTTGTCTTGGGTCCATCTTTTAATTTACTGATAATAATATCTCTCATTTCTGCAGCTCTCACAGCCGCCTCCTTTCCGGCTCCGGTGGAGTTCCGGAGCCTCGCTCTATAGACCAATGGCATATTCGGTAATATATAACTGCCACATAGAGGTTTATTTCTGTATATCTTTCAAGAACTCTACCAGCTCGCTTTCGCTGTCCGGATATTTAGTATAGTTTTCGTGACGGCTCCATTTCGGACTCCCGTCCGTCCTTCTGACCGGCTCCGGACCGCCTACCAGATGATAATACCGGCTGATACGCTTTTCTGTCTTTCTGAGGGTGGTAAGTGTGTCCTCGTATTCTTCGACAATCAATTTCGCGCCGTTATCAAAATCGTACTTGTAGTAAACCGCGCCGATATGCTTGTCTGCGTACCAGATTCCCCAGGAGCGATAGTCTGCCAGCCATTCCTTCCGCTGGGTGTTATTCTTCATGGGCGGTAGTGGGATCTGTTCCTTCGGCTCTTCTGCTGCCCTCTCCCCCGTCAGCGCCCGGATCGCCTGTTCAAATACCTGCACTTTCAGCATCCTCGCTCTCACATCATTCACATTGCTACCGCTCGCTTTCCGAAACATTTCCAGGAAGTACTTTTCTTTCTTACAACATGCCTGAAGCAGTTCCAAATCGCTTTTTACTTCCTCCTGCTGCACGCTTCTCTCACAAACAGGCAGAACCTCTTCCTTTCCCGGTCCCGCACTTTCCCCGCAGGCTCTTTTTCTCACATATTCCGCAACCGAAGTACGTTTTCCTTCTGTTTTCTTCATTTTTTACCCCTTTATATGTAAATTGTGTAATATAGTGTGCTCTGCAGATCCGCATACGCATAGGTCGGTATCGCGTCCGGAAGAAGAGGGGCATCCAGTCCCTTTTCTCTCCAATTCCTATGACGGATTTCTGGAATACACTGGAATGAATGTACTTCCTGCTTCATGATTTTTGATAAATCCCTTTTGTGATACTGCATCGTACCGAGATATCCGACATAAACATCACTGCCATCATTGATGATCCGGATCATATCAGGATTACTTAATACCTTTAACAAATCATCCACCGTCATATCCACTGTACCCCCAAAAGATCTAATGTTTTATTCGTGTTTTCGGCATTTTCCTCTGTGTAAAACCTGCCAAATTCCTGTCTAAACAGCTCCCGGCTGTATTTTGATTCAAAAAGCCGTTCCGCTTCCTGCTTCAAGCGAATATCTAATTCATGATTTCCGCCATGCACCCCCGTCTTCGCCCATCGATGGCAGCCAGGGCAGAGATGCACTTTCAAACCATAGTGTTCTGACTTTTTTCTGGCACGGATTCCATAAAAAATATGGTGCACTTCCAGATTCCGCGTATCGCCGCAATTCCAGCACTCGCACGCCCCTACTGGTTCCATTATGCTTTTTGACATACAAATCGCCTCCCGTGTGGCTTCATGAGCTCATAGAGCTGCTGCCACTGCTCCGCATTCCGTATCGTATTCCCCTTAGCGTTTTTCCAACTATGCTGCTGCCAGGTGTTGACCCATCCGTTCGACCAGGCTGCTGCCAGGGCATCGTCTTCGGTATAGATTGTTAAAACGCATGGGTTCCGAAGAATGCCGAGGGCGTCAATCAGCGCCTGCAGCGTATTACTTGATTTCGTGGCGCTGCGCTCCCTGGCAATTTCTTTTCGATGAGTCTTCCCCTTGGCATCGTCAAATTCCAGCGACGCCCAGTATTTACTGGCATTTCCGCCAATTTTTACGGTTACCTCATACATCTTATCCCTCCGCTGCGTCCTGGATCGTCTTGCTGCGCTGGATCTTGATACCGCCTTTTTTTGCCAACGCGATGGTTCCCACGGTTCCATCATTCATTTTTACCGTTACCTTATCCAGTCCTCCGGACAAGATCATATTCGCCGACGTCAGCATAAAATTCAGACACTTATCATTAGCAAAGATTCTTTCTGTTTTCTTGCGAACCTTCTCCGCACGTTTCCGCTGCACCTGCCAGTTCTTTGCTTCCTCGCAGGTGCATCTCTCCGTCGCTGCTTCGTTTAACTGCTCCGTACCGAGTCCGACATTCGCAAACATGTACGTCTGACCGCAAAAGATACATGCGCCCATTTCTTCTTTAACACCCTCCGGCAGTTCCCGTCTTTCTTCCATGCTCTTTTTCCTCCATTGCTTTTTTATATCTTTTCCGGATCTCTGCTTTCCGCATCGGTCCTAATCTTTTGATATCAATTGCCTTTTCCAGTGATTCCCTTGCATCCAGCAGTGCTTCTTTGCGGATCGCCTCTTTCTCCAGCTCTCCGGAAACCTCTTCCAGGTAGTCCTGCAATTCCCCGCGGCTCATCCGCTTAATCAGGCGGTACTCCTCTCGATTCAGGTGCATATTTCCTTGGCTTTATCCAGCCCTCTCCTTTCCCGGCAGTGATGCGGACCATCGTATAATACCGGTACGGATAGCCCAGGACATTAATTCCGGTCACGATATCGCCGCGCCGGATCATATACCCAGCAGGCGGCACCGGTTCTTTCTTCCAGGTGTTCGCCTTGATAACCTTGGTTTTAACTACCGGCTTTTTCAGGTTCCGGCTGCACGAATACGCCAGCTTGTTGGGGTTGTCCTTTTTCCGAAAGCTCTTCTGAGTTTCTTTGATGAGATACGCCGCCAGTTCCTTCACTTCTCCTGCCTCATAGATGGGCGTGAAATGTGTTCCCCCATACGGCCACAGCCTTTTGAGAATCTTGATCGTGTCTCCAATCTCATTGATTATCAAATGATGATGGATGGCAGCCCGCTCATATTCGGTTACTATGATGTAATGGAGCGGTTCCCCTCTTTTCTGGTACGCTTTTCTCAGGTTCCGGAGAAGTGTTCGGAGAATCTTCTTTGCCTGTTCCGGTGTCGGTCTCTCATCCTTCCGGTAAGTCAGGACTGCGTGATAATCTCCGAAATCAAAATTCGTGGCTATGATTCGGTAGAGCTTCTTAATGCGGCGGCGCTCATTCGCCTCTGCTATCTCTTCCCTGGTCGGCTCCTTCCTCGGTGCCCTCTTATATCCTCTCTTCCCATACCTATTCGAATGTACTTCTTCTACTTCGATGCAATACGGGAGATAACAGCTATTTCTCAAATACGACATTCTACACCCTGCCTAAGTATAATGACTGTAACGAGTGACTAAACGGCGGCTAAACCCTTGTAAAACTTGACTTTCTCCGCCGTATGCCGTATACTAATCTTGTCACAAATTCGTATACGGTTTAGGGTCAGGCTTTTATGCCTGGCCCTTTTCCTTTTCCGGAATAATTCCCTGGCGGCGCTCCTCTTCCGACAGAAGGAACTCAACCAGTTCTTTTGCATGGATGTTTACCAGGCATTCCAGAAGTTCCGCTTCGAACCAGTTTCGGTGCGGACGATTTCCGTCTGCATCCGTATGGTTCCGATGCCAGGACAGCAGTTTTTTAAGCCGCTCTTCTTGTTCCGGTGTGGTATATAACACAATTACACATCCGTCCATCTTTCTCCCCCTACTCTGTATATCCCAGCGGATCCGGTTTCTGGCATTTTCTTTTCTCGATATTATGAACATATGTTTCGATTGCCAGAAGTGCGATATGCTCCACGGTCATACTTCTCTGACCGATCAGTTCCTGTTTTCCGGTTCTGTTTAGGATAATCGTCTCTGCTTTATTCAGGTCATCCGCCAGCTGCTCCAGCGCCGAATACACCTCATCGCTGACTTCAATCTGGATTTCCTTGTACTTTCCCATGAGTCCTCCTATAAAAATCTGTTTGATGTAACGACAAGCAGCGCGAAGACCGTCGCGATCAGCAGCACCGCCAGAACGAAGATCGTCTCATACAGCAATCCCTGAAATCTGAGATTCTCGTTCAGCTCCTCCGTTCTCCTTCTCAACTGCATTTCCAGGCGCGCTTCCCTTTTGGGGTTGTATACCTCGATTTCCCTTCTCATCCCGTTCTCCTTTCATTCTCTGGTATCCTGCTGCTGCCATGAAACGGTCAGACAGCAGAGCAGCTATTTCTTCTCGTTCTTCTTTTGTGAGGGTTTCAAAATCGCGGACAGTTCCATTGATTTCGATGTGATTTGTGATTGTCACACACCTCACTCCCTTCCGTGGATCACAGTATTCAGCAACTTTACGATATCCCCCACTGCATATACCCGCTCCGGATGATTCTCTGCCTCTCCTCTCAGGTATCCGATTAAAAAATGCAAGCAGCTCTGCATCCGGAGGGCATCTTTTTCAATATCCTCCTTTTTTGCCAGGTTCATATCCGGGATATTATTAATGACCTCCCGGATGTTTCCGCGTTCATATTCTTTTTTCATAGCTTTTTGCCTCCTCTCTATAATTTATGAAGCCTCCAGGTTGTCAGCTTCCTTTTTATTTCCCAGCGCTGCACGGGACCAGAGGGCTGATGCGTAAATCATGACTACTCTCTTGTCCTCATCGCTCATTTCCTTCAGCATCTCAGCTAATTTCTCAGCGTCGTTTGTGTGATTGGATGTTTTTTTCATGACTTTTTTCTCCTTTCTTTGTCATTTCCTTTGTGGTTCTAAAACCATTATATGTGGCTATAAGTCATTTGTCAATATCTTTTTTGTGGCTTTGAAACATTTTTGTTGACATACCACATTCCAGAGCTTATAATTGCCTTATACGAAGGGAGGTGTATATCTTGGATGAAAGACTTAAAGAACTCCGCAAAGAGTTGCGTTTAACCCAACAAGCCTTTGCTGATCGTCTTGGAGTAAAACGGAATACAGTTGCTACGTATGAAACCGGCAAAAGCAACCCCAGCGATGCAGCCGTTCTTCTTATATGTCGAGAATTTCATGTAAACGAAGAGTGGCTTCGGACCGGAAACGGGGAAATGTTCGTGGAAGAAACTCCAGATGAGGAATTTATGAGAATGGCGAAAGCTGTTGCTTCTGGAGATACCGAAGCTGACCGAATGATCCGCAGAACATTGATGTATTTCTATGAAATGGATGATCTGGGCAGAAAAACTCTGTTGAATTTCGTTAAGTATATTAGTGGGAATGATGAACCATCTGGCGGCGCCGAACATTTTCCGGCAACCCCTGAAGATCTCGAAGAGAAATATCCACCAATTGAAGAAGAAGGCAAGAAGAAACGCAGCTCTTAAAAGCGCCCAGCCTTCCGGCTGGGTTTAAAGAATGTAGTAGACTTTTGTCTTAGATTTGAAACTCAGGTTATAATAAAGTGTTTTATTCGCGCGGTAATATAGCGCATACACGTTGCTATTATCGTATCTTATGTATTTAACAGACAGCATAAGCTCTCACACCTTTCTATTTCCGAAAGGCTGGGCGCATTCGTCTATTATATATGATAACAGCACTTTATTTGTCTGGGAATTTATGGAAATTTTTTAATATTTTATAATTGAGGAAAAACTTATGAGAAAAGCCATGCGGTATTCGATATCTATTTTGGCGTTCATATGTTTGGTGCTTTCTATTTCCTTTGTATCATCAGCACACTCTGGAAGAACCGATTCTGCCGGAGGACACTACGATCGTTCCACTGGTGAATATCATTATCATCACGGTTATCCGGCACACCAGCACCCGAACGGAGTGTGTCCTTATGAGAGCAATGAGAACGATAGCGATTATCAAGATTCCTATGTAAGCGAAACCGTTCCTTGGCGACCTTACGCAGCCGAAACAGTCCTACAAGAAGACACTCCTGACGAAACAATCCCTAGCGAAAGTATCCCGGAAGCTCCTCTTCTCGATGACGAACCTGATCCTTTTTATCTTGGTAATTATTTATTTTTGATCCCCCTCGCATTTATCTCGGGATTGCTTCTTTTTTATTGCTCTATACGAAAAACTGATCGAATCCGTACCACTACAATCGATCAGTTACGTGCTGATTTAAAAGCTGCAACTGTTAAGAATAAAGAATTGGAAGAACAAGTAAACTGTGCTAATAACTTGGTTCATAAGTATGAATCTGACATTCAAGATTTAAGAAGACAGTTCGAAGCTGCAACTCAAGAAGTCAAAAAGAATTCTTCGAACTATACCGTTAATCTTGATACTCTTACTGAAAAGGAGATTCTTTCTATTTGTGGTGTTCCGTCTGGCGTTACATTCGATGATGAACTGCTACCGCACTGTCCCAACAATCCTTTTGTTGAAAGCCACTTTTCCGTTTATATAACAAGCACCGGAAAGTGCTATCACCGTATACGTGGATGCTGCGGTGCAAATCATAAAGTTCATTTATTTGTTGCTGCCGGAAATTTTGAACCCTGTAGCAAATGTATCCCGCCAGCAGCATGGAAATATGAAATACCAGACTGGTATTATCGATATGTCCAATTAGAAAACAAGAAATTCGGAGGTTCTAAAATAAAGCCTTATCCTCCTGATTTTTTCTAACCCTTTAGATAGCAAAACCGCCCGGTGCTGGTAACACCGAACGGCTTCACATAGATTTCTCTTACCGGATGCCCGGAAAGATACATTCAAAATCGAACACTTTGAATTATATCATTCTTTCGGGCACCTCGCAAGAGGTGTATTTTTTATACCCTTTTTTAATATTTTTATACGAAAGGATGATCGAAATGAGAATAGGTGCAGCTTATATCCGTGTCAGCACGGACGACCAGCTGGATATCAGCCCGGAATCTCAGCTGGATGAGATCCAGCGATATGCAAAATCGCATGATATTTTGATTCCAGAAGAATATATTTTCATGGAACGAACCGGACGAAGCGGCAAACGTGCCGATAACCGACCGGAATTTCAGCGGATGATCGCAACCGCTAAA